GGTTCAATGCCGAGATAATGAACAACAATATCTGTAGTGTAAACGGAGGTTAAAGAACCTGTGAGAATGGCGAAAAGTAAGCGGAGAATTGTAAGTTCTTTAGCGAAGGTGAGGGCGACAATACTGCCGAAGAAACCAGCGGCTGCCGTAGAGTATTTAACCCCAACAAATGTGGTGGTTGGGTCAGTCATCGTGTAATAACCATCAAGTAAAGTTTTGTATAGTTTACTAGATGGTCTTGTAAATGTCGATTTATTTCCCGATTGCCATATAGCCTGTCTTACAGACTTGTGTGGAGGGTACACTCTCATCAACTCTGATGGATAAACCAGTGTTGTTTAAAGCATAGATCCCTGCATACATCCCTAAAACATCAAGGCTATTAGAGTCCCCAAGTACAGTAGGACAAGCAAAAAGAACAGATGTAAAAGGTAAATCAAAAGTAAAAGTTACATTTCTTGAGGTGTTTGGGTCTGAGAAAGACATCTCCAATTCCCATTGTATCAAAAATCCGCCCAGCCATTCAGGCAACCTTATAGAACCTTTACCTGTTAGGTTCTGAGAGAAACCGTTAAGTAAGGTCTCTGCATCTGGCCAGACATCGTTAACACCTGTATTCAATTCTCCCTGTGTTGCTTTCTCTACAAGACCTAATAAGGTGGTTGTTGCTAGGTCTGTCGAGGCATAACTAACCCAAGAACCCCAAGTTGCTCCACCATCTCCACTGTAGCGATTGTACAAACGGCCACCACTACCAGCAGTTTGAACCAACTGGTAAATAACACTAGCATTTTCACGCCAAACTTTCATTAAACCATAAGGGGCTGGAGTATTGGTAACAGCATTAGTGTAGTAATACTCACCTGATTCGATAACAGTATTTAAACTGCCAGAGTTGATAAAATTAGGGGGAGTAGCTAAGTCTTTACCGATACCTGCTCGAACTAAAACCTCTTGGAAAGCCACACCTGTTAAGTTGCCCACTAAAGCCCAAGTCCCTCCTTGTTTGTAATACATATCTTGATTCGCGCTGTTTCGGTAGTATTGTCCGTCTTCACCTAGAACATTACTTGGTACCCCAACACCGCTGATAAACTCAGGGATAGCCCCGAGGGTACTGCCAACAGCAACCCAAGCTCCGCCTTCTTTTCGATAAGTTGTTTTGAACCCGTCCAACTGCATATAAATATCACCGTTAACGCCATCAGCATTACTAGGTGCACCTGTGTTGCTATAAACTTTGCCTGACATTAGAGCCATGATATTAACCTGTGAGTGTTGTGTAACCTGAGGCTGTATTGTACGTTAAGACTGACCATGCACCAAGAGCGGTGACGTTCATGTTACCCTCATTGATAACGCCAATGCCTTGTTGTGCGTCAGGATAAATAGGGAGAGTGGGAAAAAGAGATAATTCACCATGATAAATGGGTGCAAAGGGGTCAGCATTTTCAGCGTAAGCTAAGTTAATCGTGGAAACAATAGGTAAACCTGCTTTACCTGTACCATTGTGAAAGACAGCATCACCATACCTGTGGGCGTTTGTTTGAGGGGTTAAACCTGCGGTTGTTTTACTCCCTGCGGCACCCGAAGATGCAACAAAATAAGGTGTCCCTGCCCCAACAGGTGCTACCCCCGCATCACCATACGGCCAACCGCCTGAGCCACCTGTGGCGGGTAGTAGGATGCTCGTGAACGCATAATCTGTATAAGCTGCCACACCACCTTGGCCCCCGCCATAACCCCCTAAAAATTCAACATCCGCATTAGCACTAATCTCTATGTCCACTGGGTAGTCTAAAAACATACCATCCCCGCCATCCTGACCATTGGTAGGGTCTGTGAATAAGACCTCAAGTGAGGAGTTGGCATTGTAGAAAGCTGTTACAACCCCGCCCTGACCCCCTTTACCCCCTCGGCCCATTATCTTTACCGCTCCCTTAAACACCAGCTTTGGCTTAACGCCAACAGGGAGGATCCCTGTCCAATCCCCTACAGTAAGGCCGTAACTGTTTACGTCTAAAGCGCAAATAAGTAAGAAAGTCTCAACTTGCTGCTCTAAAGTGCCGTCAAAAGTAAAGGTGACGCTTTGGTACTGTTTATCCAAAGAGTACAAGTTGTCAGCCAATAGCTGCTTTAAGTTAATACCTGTGTAAACGTCCCTGTCAATGCTGATACTAATGTTATCGGCATCTCCAACGACATCGTACTTAACAGGGTTGACCTCAAGGGCAGTCAGTTGATAACTGTTGTAATCACTAGAGGGTTCTATTGCGGTAATACGAAAGGGTTTAGCCTCTTTGAAAATAGCTCCGTCAACAGTAGTGAAATTGCCTAATGTGTATTGAGCATACTCAGGTAAGTCAGCGTTTAAGAAATTTGAGGTGTTCGTCAATACCTGCAAAATTCTCTGCGAAGTCATCGCAACTCGTGCCTTAAACAACCCTGTTGTCGTTTGCAGAATTAAATCCGCTTCGGTGTTGAAGTAGATGTCGAGAGGGTCTCGTAAGAAAATCTCTAAACCTCTTGTGTGTTCGATACGTCCTGTTACACCCCAACCTAATAGTGGGTCAGCGATATAAACAATCTCTAAGGGGTCTAGGATTAAACCTAATCGAGTCGTTGTAAACGAGATAATTATCTTCTCTGTTGTCGCGGTTAATAGTCTTGCGCGGGCGCGTCTTAAAGCCTCACTCTCACTGGTGCAACCGACAGCGACAAAATCTAAAGGTATCTCACCGTTTTGATTTATGGAGGTTTCGTCTTGTACTTTTAACCGTGTCTCTTGCCAACCGCGTTCTGGATTAGTAAAGCTAACGATAATGCTGTTGTATTGAGTATTAACATCAGTAAAACTGTAATTGAAGCCTTCGACTGTTACCGTTTCAGGGGTGAAAAGGACGCGAGGCTCTACCCAGCGGTCAACCTTTAAACGAACATTGCCCTCGCCATCGTCAAAGAGTACAGCATCAAACGACCCCGCTAAATTCTGCAATGTTTCCCAGCCGTTTTGGTTTTCGGCCAAGGTAAGATTCATGGTGTAGCGTTTTTCAGGGGCAGTGCCAAAGCTATTACCAACTGAATTGTCACAGTAAGCTCCAACGTCATAAAAATCTTGCGTGTAGATGTTTAAGGTTGGCGCGTACTTACGCATTCCGTAGCGAGGGTTATCTAATAAATCATACAAAACCCATGCAGGGTTTGTATGCCAACCCGTTGTTAAAGCTCCGTTCCAAACAGGTGGGTCATAACAATCTGCACCGACAGCATTCTCAACCCTGTTGCTAGGAACTTTAGTAATTAACCCCTTATAAATGCCGTAGAAGTCAGGAATATCGCTGAACTGGTCATTGGCTCTACCTGTAACGTGCATAAGAGCTGTGTTAGTGAATGACCGTTGAGTTTGGGCAAGTATCTGAAAGCTGTCGAAGATAATGTCACAGGCAACCTTAACGCTTGCGTCATTGTTAGTGTCGGGGTTGAACTTAGTCACCCTTATCATGTAGTCGTCATCGGTAATGGTGTCGACATCAACCTTAAAATCAATAATGAAACCTGAACCTGTTTTACCGTTTAAAATATACTTGTTAAAACCGTCTGTGTGTGAGCCGACACCGAAAGTTATGTTTGACAGGGGGGGTACAAACTGAGTGGGGGTGGCATTACCGAAGTCTAAAATAACCCACGGGTCGGCTCCTCTGGCAGTCTTATATTCGATGCGAAAGTTAGCGGTATTGTTATTAACGTTACCGTCTGTGTCTTCTTCAAACAATTGAGCAATGTTGATACGAATATCAAGCTTATTGATTTTACCTCTGAAATGTTCGGGGGTGTAACGAACAACAGGTGACTTCTGTAAGATATTAACCCCGACAGAGGTATTAGCAGACTCACCGCCAAGTTGGAAAACAATTATGGTTGGGGAAGCTAAACCGTTGTGAGGGGTAGCAACAAGCTCCTTAATAATGGGGTTGCCATCGTTGTCTTGTAAAGGAACATCACCTGCGTAAAAGCTCTTTAAGCCCTCTTCTAAACCCGCTATTGGCCCCTCACCCACACCCAGCAGTAATTCAACTTTATCTTTGGAGAATAAATTGTCATTGGTAATAACAGGGGTCTTGGGCTGCTTACCACCAGAACCAGTGTAGATGGGTTTTGTCATTTTATTACTCAAGGTCAGGGTTGTAAGGATTAGCGTCAATGTTAAAGGATAAGATGTGAGGATAAACTTTTTGACGGCCATAAATCAAGGGTATCGGTGTTCCCTCTTTGATTGTATTCTTATCACCGTTAATAAATCGGCTTCGCTTATCCCCTTGTGTCGGGTCTGCTTTTGGCGACTTTTGCAGCAGTTGTAAGGCACCGCCAATAATAAGGTTAGCTCCGACACCGATTAAAAAAGATTTAAAAGCTCCTGCGGCCATATTAATACCGATAGGGCTGATAAAAACAAGCAATAAGATGCCAATTCCGATTTGAATGCCTCCTGCCTTTTTACCGCCCCCAGAGCCTTCAAAATAGGGGGATATTGTTAGTGTCGTTTTACTTTCGTTCAAATCTTCGGGGCAGCCGAGTTCTTTTATTTTAACGAGGTGGCTTACACCTTTTGGCAAATAGTTTTGAAGTTTTTCTAAAGCATCTCTCGCATTGAACGCCTCTATGCTGACAGGCTCACGCACAAACTTCGCTAAATACCCTGTTAAGACAATACTAACTAACATTGTCGTCACCCCTTAAAACCGCTTCATCGGTATCTATAAAGTAATAAGCTACCTCTTCACGGCCTACGATTATGTGTATCAATTTTGGCAGTCTTCTAAACAAGTGGTAATCGTCTGTTGATAAATTACAGCAGCCGCTAGGGTGTGTGTGCCACATAGCAACGGCATCGGCAGGAACATCGTCAATGGCGAAGTGATTGGCAGGGTTGACGTGTTTGTTCTCAACCTCAACAATATTGTTGTTTTTATCGACAAACCCGCAGCGTTCTAGTTTTGGGTGCCAGTAAGATATTAGGGCTTTAAATATTTCCTGCATTTTGCTGCACCCGTAAACGTAGATGGGGGGGAAGTAAATCTAACAAGTTAGTCTTACCTATTCGCTTTATATTCATTGTACTTATTTCAGGGTGGCGAACAACAAGAGAAATACGTTGATACCATCGTTGGTCGAGAGACTCACATTTAGACATCTTTTCGTACAGATGATGGATAAAATAACCAGACCCAACATAAACCCCAACGTGGTTAACGGTCTTGCTGCCAAGAATAGAAAACAACAAACCATCACCTTTTTCTAAATATGAGATACCAGAAACGGGTAGAGAGCAGAAGCCCTCTTTGATAAAGTTACCCATAAGCAAGTCTAAACCTTCGTGGTCAAAACCAATGGGTCTAGCATAATTTCGCAGCGTTAAACCGTATTCTTCTTGGTAATATTGTCGGGCAAGGCCATAGCAGTCGTCTTTGCCATCTTTATAAGGTTTATTCAACAGTTCTAACAACATAAAAATTAACCCATACTGGTAACAGGGAAATCAGGCGAAATGTATTGCCTCGCAGGAAGCGTGTAACGCACACCGTCTAATACGCTTCTTAACTCAAAGTTTACACTGTCTCTGGTCAAGTTGACTATCTTTGCCAGTAACCACTTATTTCGTAAATAGCGGCTCTCGTCAGCCAGTAAATCAGCGCGTAAAACAAGGTAGCGGATAAGTTGAGCTTGTCTTAAAGTGCCGCCAACTAATAGTGAAGAAAACAACCCATTGGGGTTAGCCACCCTGAAATAAGTACAATGAATATAAAGCGAATAGGTAAGACTAACTTATTAGATTTACTTCCCCCCCA